GTGAAGTGAATCTAGTCGGTATTACACAACCGAGTGAAGAATATACCGGTTGTAAGACTGCCAATGAACTAATTGCATGGGCAGCACAAGCAGAGTTCGAACGAAAGCTCCCTTAAACACAAATATATAGAAAGCAATTAATATGCCAATTACAAATACATGGGGTGTTGTACAACTAGATGCATACCCAGAATATGAAAATCTAACAAACGTAGTCTTTAATGTGCATTGGAATTTGACCGGGACCGACGATACTCATACTGGTTATGTGTATGGTTCTGTGGGAATTCAGATTGATGAACAAGCAGATTTTACTCCATTTGCTGATTTGACTCAAGAACAAGTGATCGGTTGGGTGCATGCGGCCCTCGGTGAAGAACAGGTTGCGAGCTACGAAGAAAACGTAGCCAACCAAATCGAAGCCAGTAAAAACCCAACTGTAGTAACCCCGCGTCTTCCATGGCAGCTGTAAACATTAATCGCCATTAAGAATATCTTAGAAAGAACTCAAATGATTCAAGTAACAAAACGCGATGGTACTCGCGAACCTCTAAACATCGACAAGATTCATAAAGTAGTTACATGGGCTTGTGAGGGGCTTGCGGGTGTATCGGTCAGTGAACTTGAAATTGCCTCGCAAGTCCAATTCTATGATAAGATTGATACACGTATTATACATGAGACGTTGATTAAGGCTGCCTCGGAACTGATCTCCGAGGCAGCCCCCAACTATCAATATGTTGCGGGTCGTCTTATCAACTATCAGCTTCGCAAGGAAGTCTATGGTCGATATGAACCTATTGCTTTGCTTACTCACTATTTTGAAGTAGCTACTGCAGGTTACTATGATTGGGGAATATATGAATCATATTCTCCAGAAGAATGGCAAGAGCTAAATCGGTACATTGATCATGACCGTGACGACCTACTAGCATACGCTGCTATGGAGCAATTGCGTGGTAAGTATCTTGTCAAGAACCGTGTGACGAATAAGTTCTATGAAACACCCCAAATGGCAAATATGCTCATTGCCATGACACTTTTCCAGAACTATACTAAAGACAGAATGAAATGGGTAAAGGAACTCTATGATGCTATTAGTACATTCGACATCAGTCTTCCTACGCCAATCATGGCCGGAGTCCGAACACCTCAGCGTCAGTTTAGTTCCTGCGTCCTCATTGAAACAGATGATTCTTTGGATTCGATAAATGCAACAGCTTCTGCAATTGTTAAGTACGTTTCTCAAAAAGCCGGGATTGGTATTGGTGGCGGTTCTATTAGGGCTATTGGATCTCCTATACGCAATGGTGATGCTTCTCACACTGGTGTTATTCCTTTTTATAAACATTTCCAGTCTGCTGTCAAGAGCTGTAGCCAAGGTGGTGTCCGTGGTGGAGCAGCGACTCTCTATTACCCCCTCTGGCATCTCGAGGTTGAGGATCTTCTTGTCCTAAAGAACAACAAGGGCACAGAGGATAATCGTATCCGCCATCTCGACTATGGTGTCCAGTTCAATAAGGTCATGTACGAAAGACTTCTTTCTGGTGGCAACATTACTCTTTTCTCACCACATGATGTTCCAGATCTATATCAAGCATTCTTTATAGACGTAGATCAGTTCCGTACACTATATGAGAAGTATGAGAAGTCTACTAAGATCAGAAAGAAGAGTATCCCTGCGATCGATCTGTTCTCAGCGTTCATGCAAGAACGAAAGGATACAGGACGAATCTATCTGATGAACGTAGATCATGCCAACGATCATGGTTCCTTTACTAAAGTTGCCCCGATCAAGATGAGCAACCTCTGCTGTGAAATTACTCTACCCACGACCCCACTGAAGGATATTAATGATGAAGAAGGTGAAATCAGCCTCTGTACATTGGCCGCAATCAATTGGGGCAAGATTAAGAAGCCAGCCGATTTCGAAAAGCCGTGCACGATCGCAGTACGAGCACTCGATGCTCTACTCGATTATCAATCGTATCCTATTAGAGCCGCTGAACTGGGCACTCGCAATCGTCGTCCTCTTGGCGTCGGTATTATTAACTTTGCTTATTGGCTTGCTCGCAATGGTTCTACGTACAGCTCTCCAAATCTGGATCTGGTTCACGAATACACAGAAGCCTGGTCGTACTACCTGATCAAGGCATCTATTGATCTTGCAGAAGAGTTTGGTCATTGCCCAAAGGATAATGAAACCAAGTATGCTATGGGTACAATGCCAATTGATACATATAAGAAGGAAGTCGATGAGCTAGTTGCTCCTGATTATAAGATGGATTGGAATAAATTATCTGACCGTGCATGTAAGACTGGCATTCGCAACTCTACCCTGATGGCTCTTATGCCGGCTGAGACGTCCGCTCAGATCTCTAACTCTACTAATGGTATTGAGCCACCTCGTGCTCTTGTCTCTATTAAGCAGTCTAAAGATGGAGTACTGAAGCAGGTCGTTCCAGGTATTGGTAATCGCAACATCAAGTATGATCTATTGTGGGATCAAAAGTCTCCAGAAGGTTATCTAAAGATTATGGCTGTCCTGCAGAAGTTTATCGATCAGGCTATTTCCGTTAATACATCTTATAATCCCGCACATTATGAAGGTGGTAAGATCCCCATGTCTGAAATGCTGAAGCACGTTCTGATGCATTATAAATACGGTGGCAAAACACTATACTACTTCAATACCAACGATGGCGCAGGTGAGATCGACCTCAAGGATCTAGCACCTGGTGCTACGGACGAAGAGGATTGCTCGAGTTGCAAGATCTAATACAGACAGTCAACGGCTTTGATCCAGCGCCATTTTGGACGATCCCGTTGACAACTCCAAGGGCACCTATATATTACGTTAGTGACCTGTTTGATCAAAACGGTTATAACCTGAGCCCATTAGAACAGACGTATGCAAAGAAGCATAACGCACCTACTGAATCACACCGTGAGACAGTTGTAGCATTACGCAAATACTGGTTTACGCAACCATATAAGAGGGAGGGCGCGGTGTTAAATCACGCTCTCCTTTTTCAACGTAAAGGGTTTGATGGTGCGGCTCTAGAACAACTTAAAGAGTGGGCCGAAGAGCAACCGGTATATTATAAGTCGATCAATATTAGACCCAAGTGGGGCATGGACTTCTCTATGGACTACTACGATAGAGAAGGCAATACATTTGAAGTACTTCATTGGGAATATGATTGCTTTGGCTATAACGAAGCTGTAGATAAGAAAGAAGAAGTACAAGACGTACTTCGTAACACAGATTGGGACGACGCAGCTAAAGAAATATTAAAGCGCAAGGATGAATGGTTCCACCTTGATTTCTTTAAGCAATCGGACTATAAATGTAATTACTTCGGTATTGGGTCCGAGAGATGGAAAATGGTAGTTTGGAGTTAATAAAAAGTAATGTCAGTATTTAACACAACAAAGCAAAAGTCTCATCTCGAGCGTACGTGCTTTTTCGACGATGCGGTGGACGTTGCTCGTTATGACAAGGTGCGTTATCCTGCCTTTGAGAAGCTCACAGAGAAGCAAATATCGTTCTTCTGGCGTCCCGAAGAGGTCGAACTGTCAAAGGATTATAAGGACTTCAAGGCTCTGACCGAGCACGAGAGGCATATCTTTACGTCAAACCTGAAGCGTCAGATTCTTCTAGATTCCGTCCAGGGCCGTGCTCCATCTCTGGCTTTTCTCCCAATATGTTCGCTTCCTGAGTTGGAAACCTGGATCCAGACTTGGACGTTTTTCGAGACGATTCATTCCCGTTCCTACACTCATATCATTCGTAACGTCTATTCTGACCCTTCCAGAGTATTTGATGAGATGCTGGACATCCCGGAAATTTTAGACTGCGCTGGTAGTATCAGTAAGTACTATGATGAGTTGATATTCATGAATAGTGCTAAAAGTGCTATCCCTAAAACTTACGAAGAGAGTCCCTATGCACAATACAACCACAAGCGAGCGCTCTGGCTCTGCCTTAATGCTGTGAATGCTCTAGAAGGAGTTAGATTTTATGTCTCGTTCGCATGTTCGTGGAACTTCGCGGAACTTAAGAAGATGGAGGGTAACGCTAAGATCATCAAGCTCATCGCAAGAGATGAGAACATCCACCTTGCCTCTACCCAACAGCTTCTCAAGATTCTACCAAAAGAGGATTCAGACTTTGCGCAGATTGCTGAGGAGACAAAGGATGAATGTGTTCGCATGTTCTATGATGTTGTTGCCCAGGAAAAGGCATGGGCTAAGTATCTATTCAAAGATGGATCTATGATCGGTCTGAATGAACAACTGCTCGGTGAATATGTTGACCATATTGCCGCTAAGCGTATGAATGCTATTGGTTTGAATGGCAAGGCAGGATCTAATCCATTACCTTGGACTCAAAAGTGGATTGCTGGATCTGATGTGCAGGTAGCTCCACAAGAAACAGAAATTACATCTTACATTGTCGGATCCGTTAAGCAGGATGTAACAAACGAAACATTTAAAGGAATCACTCTATGAAGTGGATTGAATGTCAGAGCTGTTTAACAGAATTTCGTGTCGTATCAGATACTGATGAAATCGTTACATTCTGTCCGCACTGTGGTGACTCGCTAGATGTTGAGTCAGATGAAGACGATGACGGAGATAAAGACTACGATTACGACGACTAATAAATACCCCACTAACAGTGGAGTTTATTATGGGTTGGTTACATGAAGGCAATCAAGTTGACGAATTACCCGTTGGGTGTGAAGCATTTGTATATTTAATTACTAATAATACAAATGGTATGATGTACGTCGGTAAGAAGTTGGCTAAATTTAAAGTAACAAAACAACCTCTAAAAGGCAAAAAGAACAAGAGAAGATCTACTAAAGAAAGTGATTGGCAAGAGTACTGGGGTTCGAGTGACAGACTTAAAGCCGATATCGAGCTACTAGGAGTCGAGAGCTTTACTAGAGAGATCTTATATTTTTGTCCTAGTAGAGGTATTGCTAGTTATCTAGAAGCGAAAGAACAATTTGATCGCCGTGTTCTAGAGACAGATAATTATTATAACGGCATTATTAATGTTCGTATCGGCGGA